GGAACAGCATTTGTTCGAGCAGATGATTCTAACCTAATTGGATCAGGTGGACTAAACGTGGATGTTCCTAACAACCTCTCTTCTGCTGATCAGGACTTTTTCCCTGACAACTTTGGCAAACTAAGCGAGGCTTTCTTTGCAGTAAATGACAATCTTTACTTGGTTGCAAACATAGTAGGTAACACTGCTGTAACAACAACTAGTTTGTATTGTACTGTTCGAATCAAAGCACGCATTGCTAAACTAAGCAAGCAAGACTGGATGGCTCTAGCAATCACCTCAACTGCTAACTCCGACTGAAGGTGTTAGTGTGGCTGATGAATCTTTGCAAGACATTATTCTTGCCGCTTTCTTGGCTGGTGTTAAGGCTGGTGTCGTTGAAGAAGGTGTTCCCGCGGCTAAGAAACATGGGAAACAAATCGGGAAGCGTGTCGTTAGAGGTCGATCTAAAGGTGACGGCCTTGGCAAAACACGAAGAAGAGTAAGTGCATATCAGAAAGCATATGGCAAGAACTTCAAGAAAGTCGCTCCTAAGTATAAGAAAAAAGATGGCGGTTGGAAAAAAGATGGTTTCAAACGCGCTCAGGCAGAGGCTCACAAACTTACGCGTAAGGAGATGAAGAAATGAACAGTATGGAATTACTATTTCCTAGACTAAAGGCTGAATGGGATGGAGTCAACATAGTTTGGGATCAGGCATCAACTAATGATTATGAACAAACATCAGGACTACTAACATTTCCGGGTAGATTGTACTATCAAACAACTTTAGATCTATCTGCATTCTTTGTTCAGGACAAAACATTCTTTCCTTTAGACGTAAGAATCCAAGAACCAGGCGTTCTCCAATGTACTCCTGTTGCAGATTGGGTTAATGCCGCACAAATTGAAGTATTGGATCTAATCTCTAGTGTACCTTTAGATGTGGATACTATTTCTTTGGGTATGTCAACAAGGGATTATCCGGGCTTTGCTGAATCCGATATCGATAACCAGTTTATTTTGTATGGACGTTACCAAGCATTTAGCCAAACTACGACTTCAAGCTTCACTGGATTAATGCAACTAGTTAAGTCATCAACTTTCGGTGCTGGTTTACCTACTGCTACGGACAAATTGTATTGCCTAAGAATCGTAAGGTCGTCTGCTGGTGGCGCACCTGTAGGTACTGGGGCTAAGATAGACATGGGGCCAACTCGTTACATGGTAATGGGTGAAGCAGATGTCGAAAGCGAACTTGCTAGAATATACAGGCTAAGACAATCCTTCGAGCAAAGACAACGGGATCAGGAACTTCCATGATTAGACAATCTAGTCATTTTACTTCTAGAATATACAATAGAAGATTTGCAGGTCAAGTCCTAGCAATTGTTGATAGCTACGTTGCGGGACCTATTGAAGCCGCAGAGTTAGAAGAACAAGTCTTTGATGATGAGCCTATTGTTGTAATCGATGAACGGGAACAAGAGCGAGAAGATGTTCATATTACTGGAGAACGCAACTGGTTAGAAGAGGATTACTACCAACGTCTTGCAGAAGACCGCTACCAAGGTTATGATCAACGTAGGGAACCTGACCGATATGGTTGGGACCAATATGCTGGTACTGGACGTTACTAATCCTGACATTCAAAGCAAACATAGAATGGCGCACCATCATAGTAGCCATAGTGTAAACTCATTTGCTTTTCATCGCAATAGCAATCACATACCTTGCATAATTCGTAAGTGTCTTTCATTCTTCTTCATCTCCATCAAAGCCGTCTGAATCTTCAGGTAAAAACAAAGTTAACCTGTCATGATGCCAGAAAGATAAGATTCTTCCATCATTGGTTATTCTAACGTAACCAATTACTTCACCATCAACAATGACATTCTTGTGATGACTCATTCTTCTTCATCTCCTGTAATTAATCCACATTCAACCTTACAACGGTCACAATATCCTCTATGATCTATTACTACATCATTGCAATACATGCAGATATATTTACGATTCTTTTCATAATCCTCCCGTTTATTGCGTTCGGACCTTAATTGGTCTCTAACCCATGCAGAAAAGTTAGTCTTTTCCTTTGCATATTCCCACGTTACGCTATCTAATGTGACATTTATTGGCCTCATATTACTAGCCAGTAATGAATTGCTTATCAATTTATGCGCACGCATAGCAAAAAAAGCCTAGGGGATCAGTGCGATTTACTTTTGTTACTAGGGTAGTTATACACTACCCGTAGTATTAGGGTGGTAGGGCGGGGTGAGTGGCGTGGGTCACCGGGTCGCCTTCGGCGAGAAGATTACCTGCAGTGAATGGGGATCGCACTAGACCAGTTTACTTTATACACCGCCGATGTGTGGCGTTTAGCATGACAACAAGTAAAACTTCGAGTTTTTACCTAACTGAGACTGTAAAATTAGACGTTGGATCTGCTTCAGGTTCTATCGCTCAAGGAACAATGGATATTGGCGGACTAGTCAATATTGCTTCATCGGAAGCATTGGCTGTAGAGCAAGTTGACTTCATTTGGCAAGTTGGCGATGCTTACAACGGTGGATTAGATTCTGTAGCTGCAACAAACTACACTGCCCTAGCACAACTTACCGATTCTAACCCGGGAACAGCATTTGTTCGAGCAGATGATTCTAACCTAATTGGATCAGGTGGACTAAACGTGGATGTTCCTAACAACCTCTCTTCTGCTGATCAGGACTTTTTCCCTGACAACTTTGGCAAACTA